GTGCTGACGACCGCCTGCGCGAGCTTCGACAGCGACGCCATGATCGGTTTCAAGATCGCTTCGGAGAGGCTGACGCCGATCGCTTTGATGGCACCCAGGATCCCGCCGCCCCCTTCGAAGGCGCGGATCAGCATGTCGGGGATCTTGTCGAGCGAGTCCATCAGCGAACCCTTGAGCGTCGTGCTCAGCGACGCGACGGCGGCCGTGGCACTCTTGATTTCCTCCGTCGACAGCGCGACGACCCGCGGCAGCTTCCCAAAGAGCGGAATCGTGACCGTCGCGATCTCGTCACCCGCGACCGTCAGCCCGTCGTGAAATTCATTGAACGACGCGTCGAGGTTGTCGATGTCGGCGCGCGCATCGGCGAATTTGCCGGCCATCTCCTCGATGTGCCGGGTGTTGGCCACAATCGGGACGGAGAGCTGTGTCAGATGCCCTTGCCAGGTGACCGTCGTCGCGTTGAACCGGGTGACTTCATCGGCCGCCTTCTTCGCTTCGGCGGCCAGCTTGGTGTGCGTGCGCGCGAGGTCGCTGCCGGCTTTCTCGGCGAGATCAAACGCCGCCGTCAGCGCGGCCGTTTTTTGCTTCTCGTCGGCCGTCTTCGAGGCCGACGACACGATCGACGGCGTCAACTTCTCGCTGAGCGTTCGACTCGTGGCGGCCGCTTTCTTACTGAGGTCGTCGATCGTCTCCGCCATCGCGGCCGCTTCGCGGTCCGCTTTGCCAAACCCGCCAAAGAGGTAAACGAGCGTCTCGCCGAGCTTGCCCGCGCCGCCGCGCGCCGCCCGCAGCATGGCGTCTCCGAAAATGTCCAGCGCCCGCGTGGCATCGGCACTCATGCCCACCACGCTGCCCTTCAAGTCATCGAACCCGCGCTTGAGGACAGGCAGGATGTTCGCGCCGGTTTTGCCGAAGAGGTCGACCGCGATGTTGACCTGCTGCGCCGGGTCGTCGATCTTGCGGATGGCGTCCGAGATCGCAATGAATTGCGCTTCCGGCGACTGCCCTTTGAGGTCGGCGAAGCTGAGGCCGAGTTTCGCCAGCGCGCTCGACGCCGAACTATCGCCGCTCACAAGCTTGTCTTCCATCTTCGTGATGGCTTGCGTGATCTCGTCGAGCGTGTTGCCGGCATCGTCGCCGGCGACCTGGAACCGTTGCAGCCCTTCGACCGAGATGCCCGTCTTGTCGTGCAGCTTGGTCAGCGCGTCGGCACTCGCGAGAATTTCCTTCCCGAGATTCACGACGGCGCCGATGCTGAACGCCACGCCGAACGCCCCCGCGAGGCTGGTCACGACACTCGACATCGTCTGGAAATTCGTGGTGGCCGTCTTGGCGTGCGCCGCGAGGGCTTGGATATTCTTCGGGACGTCCTGGCCCCACGCCCGCAGCTTGTCGGCCGCCTCAGCGGCCGTCGCGCCGACGCGCGCGAGTTCCGCTTCCGTGAGTTTCGACACGCCACCAACACGGTTGACAGCTTCCGCCATCAGCGTGGCTTCGCTGATGATTTTCCGGCCGGAGAATTGATCGACCATCCGGTTCAGGCTGGACTCGACTTTGCCCGCGCCGGCTTCAAACCCGCGTAGCGACACTTCCGCCTTCGCACAGGCATCGAAGAACTGCTGAAAGTTCGCCTCGAACCGGCCTTGAATCGCCATTAGTCTTGATCCTTTGCCTCTTGCGTCAGCATGGCCACCAGCACGTCATACACATCGACCGACAGTTCCCCGACCCATTCGTATTTCCATCCGCCCATGGCGCGACAGATCCTTAAGTCGCTTTCGACTCGTTCGCGCCAGCCCGCCCGTTTTTTTCCTGTTCTCGCAGCGCGTCGTACTTGGCTTCGTGGTCGTCAATGGCCTTGACGATTTCCTGATACGTCTCAGTGTCCAGATTGTCGATGGCGGATTCCGACACCGGCACCGGCTTGCCGTCGGCATCCCTGAAGGACCAGCCAATCACATAGGCGATCACTTTCGTTCGGCCGACTTGTTCTGGAATGAGTTGGACTTTTTCGCCCGGCGTCATGTCGCGCATCATCTGCGCGAACAACCGCCGTTGTTCTCCGGCGTTCAGTTGCTTTTTGACGTCGACGAAATCGCCATCGGAGAGCGTGAGGCGGACAATGTCAGGCTGGACGAAACGGCAGCGCATGAGTTCACTCTTTCTGCGGGCCAAGGCGCGCCGTCAGCGTGCCGCCCGCGATCTGCAATCCTTCGATGGGCCGCCGCACGAGCGACCCGACCACGAACGTTAAGGGCGATTGCGAGACCCGAAACGTATCGACGTGCGTGACGGTGGCGGAGAGCGCGCGATCTTCCACCGTCCACGATCCGAGCGTCGCGGCACATTTGTATCCCCAGAATACTTGTGCCGCGGCGCCACGGATCGTGAAGGCCATGCACGTTACGGTTTACGTCCCCAGCTACCTTGGGCAACAAAGTTGGCTGACAACGACGCTGGGCCATTGACAGTGACACTGATCGACGCATCCAACCACGACGGGCCGTACCAATACACTGTCGGTGCGGCAGACGATGGATAGAGGTACAGCTTTGCGCCGTCGGTTGAATCGGCTGACGTAAAAAGGGCCAAGCCGGCGTCGTCAAGAAATCCCGTGATCGTGCCCTTGATGTCCTTCAGTCCTTGGACGTACGTTTTATTAGCGTCACCCAAGGACGTCACCTCCGACTTGTCTGTTGACAGATCAAGCGTCCACGCGGAAAGCGATACCGTCGGTACGGCAGCTCCTGCGCCGGTAGTGCTCATATACACCACCGACGATTTCCCATGATACCTAGCCATGTGTGTCTCCCTGCTCTACTAGGCAGCCCTTCGCTGCAAGAGCGTTTGTAAGTCACCGATCACCGTGGTTGCCCTAGTGCGCCACGATGACTCGGCCACGCAGGCCGGAAGTAACTGCTGCACGCGTGCGCGTCCTTTATCGTCTGCAAGCCATAGCCTAATCAGGGCAGACGCGCTCTCAGCTTCTAACTGTGTCGCCCTGTAGATGAGTGACTCCACTTCTTTCTCTGCGACTTCAAGCGCCGCATCATCGTCGTAATGTCTGGACTTGATACGCGCTGCCTGTTCTCGCGCCTCGGTGGCTTCTGGGAGTACCTCAAACGTCGGCACCAGCGCACCGAAGACGTCTCTGACCTCAGCGCGATCATGGGAGAGGTGGAACGCGCCGCACGCCGCGAGCTCATAAGCCCGGGGGTTCAGGCTTTCCGCATGCGCGATATGCTGCGCGTTCCGCCCCCACCCGATCGACGTGCGATACAGGTTGAGGCCGACCTTCGCTCGCCGATAGAGTGCCGCTGTCGTCGCGTTGTCAATCTGCTGCCCTTTCACGAACGGATAGAGCTTGTGGCGTTTGCCGATAGCTTCCCAGGAGCCATAGAGACCAAGGTCGATGCCGGTCCAGTCAATCGCGCTCAGCCACTCGACGCGCTCTTGAAAGGCGGAGCCCACGAAGACGACGTCGTGGGCGGCCACGGCATCATCACCAGGTTGCAGTCCTGTCTTGTGGCGATCCGGGTGCCAGGCATGCTGCAAATATCCACTATGAGGATTGACAGATTGAAACGCTGCGACGGAAGAACGTTCGTTCGTCCAGCAGCCGTCGACGAGCTTGGCGACCGCGAGCTCTTTCTCGATGTCATAGGGCGACTCCGTAAACATCACGAACACGCGCAGATGCGCCCGCTTCATCATCACGATGATGTCTGGATGCAGGAACATCGCACTCACGGCCAGCACGGCATCGACGTCGTGCCACAGCGCCATCGTCAGCGCGTCCCGGCCCGCCTGGAAAAAGACATCGGCCACGTTGGGCTTCGGGATAGCCGGGTTTCGTTTCTTCGCGCGCCGCCAGTTGTAATGGAGCCAGTTCTGGGAACGTGCGATACGGGCATCGAGCGCGTAGTCGACGACGTCGACGCCGTGATGCACCAAGCCATGACGGACACCCGTCGCGACGTCCGCTGTCGACCACGACGCGCCGGGCCCGATCAGGAGCAGCTTCATTTCGGAAACCGCGTGCCAATCTTGGCGCACTCCGCACACACCCCGCGCCCGTTCATCTCGGCGAGCCGCAAACAGATCGGACAGATACTCGTCATGCCGGTTTTCGCGCCGAACAGAGATAGCCCGTCGTCGCTTGTGTCTGACTCGCAAACCCGAAACACTCGAACCGCCGCATGAAGTCGTAGGCCGCCGCTCCTTCATCCGTCCACGCACAGGGCGTAATTGAGACGTGGACAAACGGCTGTAACAGCAGTTCCCAGCCGTGCCGCGTAAACCGCCAGTAATCCTGATATTCCCCTTCGATGCCGTGCTCCGGCCAGATGTAGGGCGACGTCACCAGCAGCAGCCCGCCCGGCTTCAGGACGCGGGCGACTTCGACCAGCGCCGCCTTCGGGTCGGTGCAGTGTTCGAGCACCTCGGTAAGCACGACACCATCGAAGGCGCCGTCGTAAAAGGGCATGGCCAACAGATCGCCCACCGTGTCTTCGCCATGCTCCCCGAACGTGACGTAACCATCCCCCAAATACCGACGAGGGTTATAGACACCGACGTCGAGAATGTTCTTGCCGAGAGCATCGCGGTTGCTCCAGATCCAGTGTTCGAGTTGGAGCCGGTGGAAGTCGGGCGCCGGGAAGTCGTGCAGCCCTGGCGTGTTTTGGCTCCAGTGCAGCAGTTGTGCGGCTGGCATCGACTGGCTGAGGCCGTAGAGCAGCACGTCTCGGCTCATGATGCTGGGCCTTCCAGATAGAAGGCCACGCCATCTTGAATACCGACGTAACAAAACTCCATCCCGGCCGGCAGCAAGGTCAATTGCGCCTTCGTCTGAATGGCGATACGCCGGCCATCCACCAACATGAAGATGGCGGGCAGTTTCACCGTGTCCGCAAACGACTCCGTCGCCATCATTTAGGTGCTCACCACGACTTGATAATGTCCGCCGCGGTGTTGCCACCGGATCGAGCGGTCCACCTCGTCGACTTCCGTAAACCGCACGCGCCCAACCCGTTGCATCACCATCAACTTGTAGCCCGGTATCGTCAACGGCTGGCCATCGAGTAAGACATCAATGCGCGCCGCGGCCGTCTTCACGTCGGCGCCACTTGTGCCTAACATGACGGCCTTCACCAGATACGTCGCGTCTTCCAAAGCCCGCGCGTTGAACATCGGTTCGTCGTGCTCCTCTACCAGCGACAGAATCAAAAACCTCGTCTTGCCCTGTGGCGCTTCGTCGAAATAGGCGCCATCGGTGGCAATCGCCATCAACGTGGCATCGCCTATCAGCTTGGCCGTCAGTGCCGCATCGACATCAGAAGAATCAGGCATCGCCGCTAACCATCAGCCCGTGCTTCACGAGCAGATCTTTCAACACGTCGTACATGATTCGACGGCGCCGCATCATGTGCGCCACGAACGAGCGCCCTGTCGGCGCCGCGGGCATCGAGCCACGATTGGCGCCGATGTCGGTGTGCCGCGCCTGGCTGCCGTTGTCGTAGAGCCAGGCGTGCTTGGCCGTATTTTTCACAATGGCCGTCGCCCCGAACTGCCACGCCTCATTCGTGACGTACACGTGATTCTTCAGGTTTCCCGTTCTCGACGAATAGTCCGCACGAATCTCGCGTGCTGCTTCGGCTGCATTCGCCTTGACGATCTCGCCAGACTCCTGCGCGAGTTCAGCCGGCAGGTTGCGCAGTGCCGCCTTCAACTCGGCGAGCCCGTCAAACACGAGTCGGTTCCCAGCCATCTACTGCACCGCCTCCTGACATTCGAGAATCAGCTCGACGTGCCGCTCCTCGGTGTCGTGCATCCCGGTAATCGCCATTGGCCGATCCACCAGCCCATCGTGAAACACCAGCGCCGTCTTCGTCGTCACGCCGGGCAGATACCGCAGCGTCACCAGATGGCTCGCCGAGCTCGCCACCGTGTTCGCCACGACGCGCTCCAGCGCCCGACTGGACGCCGGCACCACCGACGCCGGCACGCGGCTGGCGAGCGTGCCGGTGGTTTGCGTATACCCGCCATCCGCATCCGGCACGATGGCCCCGGGCGTGGTCAGGGTCACCCGCTGCCGGAGCTCGCCCAGACTCATGCCGCCCGACTTCATCGCTTTTTCGAGCCGCCACGCGGCTTCCGCCCTGCCTTCGCCGGTTTCGTGGCCTTTGGTGCGCGTGGCTTCGGGGCTTTGCCCGTCGCTGGGTTCTGGTTGCCCATATCAATCCCCATCGGCGCTACAGGTGCCATATGTGCTCCTATGCCAAGGCCGGATCGCGATACATCGCGAGCAAGCGCGTAATGGCGCTCCACAGGTTCTCGTCAGGTGCCATGTCATCGCCGCGGTGTTCGTAGATGTGCGCCAGAACGAGCAAGGTGGCCGCCTGGACGGCTTTCTGGACGGTGGTGGACGTAAACACCGGGTCCGCCACGGTGCCCGCCGCGGCTGACTGGCCGCTCGTGACGTTGACAGGCACCGTAAACGTCGTCGGCCCAGTCACCGTCACGACGCGAGGCCCGCTCAGGGTGGGCGTCGTGCTCGTTCCGGCCAGTGTGTAGGTCGCGCCCGTGACGAGGCTGTGCGGCACCGTCGTGGTCACCACGGCAGGGTTGCCAGCGGTGACAGTCGCAATACTCGTCGGCCTGTTCTTCAGGTAGCCAAAGACAATCGCCTCAGCCTGATCCAGCTTCAGCGAAATGTCAGCGTTATCATCATCGATGATGACGCGCAGATGGCTCTTGGCTTGCGCCAGGGTGAGGAAGGTCGACATTTACTGCGTTCTCACCACCGGCAGCGCGCCGGGCGCATCGTGGCCGTCTTTCCCGTCTCGGCCGCGCTTCACCATCAACGTCCACGCCTTCGAGCCGTCGCCAGGCTTCGTCGTCGTCGGTTCGTTGCAGTGCCAGCTTGAGCCCGCCCACGTTACGAGCTGGCCAAAGTCGTAGCTCTTGCCGTCCTGATAGACACCCTCGAAGGACAAGCCCGCCGTGCCATCCTTGCCGTTGTAGCCGTCCTTACCCGGCGGCCCTGGCTCACCCTGCGGCCCCGGTACCACCGGCCGCACTTCGACCACGGCCACGCGCTCGCGGAGGGCGCCTAGCTCTTTCGTGAGCGACTCGTCCTGCAGCCGCTTTTCGAGCGCTGCGAGGCGCTCGCGGACGTCGACCACGAGCGTGGCGTCCGCCCTCATCTCTAGCCCCGGTATGGCGGCCTTGGTTTCCACCACGAGCACGCGATCCCGAATCTCGGTCAGTGTCTTTTCTGTTGCCGGCTGCGTCGACAGCCGCGCTTCGGCGGCCGAGAGCCGCTCAAGCACCGGCGCTAACGCCGCCTTGACCGTCAACGTCACCAACGCGGCAAATTCGTCAGGCTGCATGGGCGTCTAGCGCTTTCACGAGAGCCACGGCATAGCTCGCGGCCATCGGTAACGGCTGTTCTGTCGGTGCCGCCACGGCCGTGGCTGGCGCCGTAGGCTTCGCGAACGGATCGCCGGCGTCGCGCTTCGCCAACGCGCCTAAGCTGTAGTACTGCTGTTGCACCATGGGCGACTCGCCGCCGGTGACCGG